AATAACCGTAGAGGGGATATAAGGTATGGCGAAAAAGAAAAAAAAATCATCTGTTAATAAGAGGCTGTTTGGAAAACTTATCGGTGGTAGGCATGATCTTTTTGATGAAGAACAGAGAAATATCATGGATAAATATGAAAAAATAATACGTGATGCGGGAAAAGGCAGTAGAAGGGGTACACAAGCTGCTAAAGATATGGAGACTGATCTTGCTAGATCAATGCCTAGAGCTAATAAAGATATAGCACTTATTCATAAATATGGTGAAGATGCAAGAGCATCAAGAAGTTACGGTACTGATCGTGGTCTAAGTGAGGAGCAATTAAGAAGTAATAATTTTAGTAATAAGAAAGACACAGGCGGCACTGTCACATTTTCAGATGAGAAGACGCCTACGAAGAAGAAGAAGAAGAAGAAGAAGAAGAAGGATGGCAGAGCCACGTCTAATCCAATTAGTCATCCTAATATTTCCGCTAAAGATGTGAAGAAGAAGTACTTGTTCTGGGTGGGTGGCAAACCCGCATCCTATTCAGATGCAAAAGCGGCTGGCATAGCCGTAACCGATGCAGAAGCAAAAAGGGCTGGAGCCGTATCCGATGCAGAAGCAAAAAGGATGATGGCCGCATCCGAGGCAGCTGCAAAAAGGGTTGGAGTCGCACCCGATATCAGTACCGGCAGTGCAGGTGCAAATTTGTATCCTGCATATAAAAGGCGTGGCGGTTCCGTAAAGAAATACGCTCGTGGTGGCGGTGTACGTAAAGCGCGGTTCTAAGACATGGCAGGAACTATGGAGCGTAGTGTTTCACGGGCGAAAACTCGTAAAAAGGCTAAAGAAAAAAAAGATTTGTCTCGTAGATCAAAATATTATAAAATGGAAAAGATAAGGGATATGCCCATTGCGACTGTTTCTCTTAAAGGACTTTCAGGACAAGATTTAAAAGATGCCCAAAAACATAATACTTGGGCTATAAAAGAAAATGCAAAAAAGTCGACCCGTAAACAAAAAAGGTTAGAACAAGGATTAAAAGAGTTAGAAGAAAAACATGGTGAGACACTTGATAAATACGAACATGGATGGGGCTTACCTGCATTAATGGGCGATGAATATCAACGGAAGATAAAACGTGGTGGAATTGTAAGAAAAAAGAAATATTCCCGTGGTGGCGGCGTCCGTGCAGCGCGGTTCTAAATGGCCCGTCCTAAGTTAAAGCCGGGAGAACAGGGCAACTACCACGTTTCACGCAAGGAACAGGAAACCCGCAAAGTACGGAAGCGTCTTCGCACTCATCAGCGTGATCTTAAAAAACAGGAACAAAAGTCAGCAAATAAACGAGAAAAGATAAAAAATAACAAAGAACTGATAAATGTGATACAAAGTGGAGGAGTTACCACCAATACAGAGGTGGAAAAGCTTCTTGAGGACGATCAGGAGCTTGTATTTGCTCCCAATACGGGGCCACAAACAGACTTTCTTGCGGCCCCAGAAAAAGAAGTACTCTATGGAGGTGCAGCGGGTGGTGGCAAAAGCTACGCAATGCTTGTTGATCTTCTTAGGTACGCAAATAACAGTAACCACAGAGCCTTGCTGCTACGTCGAACGCTTGCAGAATTAACAGAGCTAATCGATCAAAGCAAAAAGCTGTATTTTCATGCTTTTCCCAAAGCGAAGTTCAAGGAATCTACAAAAACGTGGGAGTTTCCCAGTGGAGCGACTGCACTTTTCAGTTACGTAGATAAAGATGACGATGTATACCGCTATCAGGGTCAATCGTTTACGTGGATTGGCATTGACGAACTAGGCCACTATCCTTCGCCGTATGTGTGGAATTATCTTCGCTCACGCCTTCGCACGGCGGATGAAACGATTGAAACGTACATGAGAGCAACTGCCAATCCCGGTGGAGTAGGGGGCTGGTGGATTAAAAAGATGTTTATCGATCCAGAACCCCCCAATACTTCGTTCTGGGCCACTGACATCGATACGGAAAAAACTCTTGTGTACGGGCAGAATCACGTTGATTCAGGAAAGCCGCTGTTTCATCGTAAATTTATTCCGGCCCGTTTAACGGATAATCCGTATCTCATGAAAACGGGCGAATACGAAGCGATGTTGTATTCGCTTCCAGAGGTTGAGCGGAAACGCCTTTTAGAGGGCGATTGGGATGTAGCAGAAGGGGCTGCATTTACTGAATTTAACAGATCGGTCCACGTAGTTCAGCCCTTCGAAGTTCCTGAAGGATGGGCTAAGATAAGGGCTGGTGATTATGGATATAGTTCTCCTAGTTGTATTCTTTGGGGCGCAATTGATTGGGACGGGAATCTTTGGATATACCGAGAGTTATATATTAAAGGGTACACAGGAGAAGCACTTGCTACGCTAATTCGAGAAATGGAGCGAACTGACGGTCAAATGTCGCTATCTGTTCTTGATAAATCGTGCTGGAATCGTACAGGATTAGGCCCGTCTATAGCGGAAACCATGATACGTGGAGGAGTAAGGTGGATTCCGTCCGATTCTAATAGGCTTTCTGGTAAAATTGAAGTACACAGGCGTCTTGCAATGAATGAATACGGGGAACCACGGCTACGTATTTTCTCTACGTGTACAAATCTAGTACGAACTCTTCCTACGTTGCCGCTATCTAAGACCAATAGCGAAGACGTTGATACAAAGGCAGACGATCATGCGTATGATGCACTACGGTATATGTGTATGACACGTCAAATTTCTACACCACAGGCGGCTATCTTTAAGAATATGTATACTAGGCCACCAGAACTTACAGATGCTACTTTTGGATATTAAGTATTATGGCAGATAAACTTACTGATGCTGAGAAAAGGAAGAAAAGGAATATTCAGCGTTTAAATCGTAAGCGTATGGATGCACGAAAGGCTGGTGAAGACCCAGATAAAGTAAATCCTACGCATGAAATTCCCCATCCACATAAGAATAGACAAACATCACAAACTAGACTAGATAAAGCTATTGATCTTGTGGTAGATCAACAAAAGGCGGATTCCGGTGTATTAGCAATGGGGCTTAATATATCTGTTGCTGATGCTGAAGAGTTGCTTTATCAAATGACAAAGCTAGGAATAATTGAAAAAGAAGGTCTTGGCTATAAAGTACTTAAACCACCACTATCTTCTAAAGAATTGTATTCAAGAAATGAACCGTGGACTTCTGCCGAAGAACAAAAAATTATAGATAAAAACTTAGAGTCCGCACCTAAAAATGTAGGATTTATTCCATCGGATGAAGAAAGTCGTCATAGATATAGCGCGCAAAGAAAACAAGCTAGTGAACAGGATAGAATAGGCAAACTAAATAGATTTTATCGTTGGTTAGAGACTAAAGATGGAATAGAGTGGGCAGAAGATCAAGTTCTTTTTTCAGACGGCTGGTTTGATGATAAAGACGGTATAGAGTATTTAAATTCAAACTCTGGAAAAAGGTTTTTAAAAACAGCCGCCGGTAAAAAATATACTGCACTTCGAATAGACGATGAATCACGAAAGCAATTACTAAGTGTACGTGAAGACGTTCATTTAAAAGAACCGACTATTGCTCAAATAGAAGCAGGTATATCAAAAGATTTAAAGGGTACGCCCATCAGGCGCATTCCTGATAGTGCTTTGACGCTGCCACCGGGAAAAGGAGAACTAGAGCTGCTTTAGATAGGGCAAGGCAAGAGTTACAGGATCAACCGCCTTCCGTACATCGCCTTGCTCCTGATCCAACACAGTATACTCGCGCCCAAATCGAAGGGTATGGGC